TCTAAAATGCCACCCTTTGTAGCAAATACAAGAATATATAGTTGTAATTTAATTAAAAATGATGCACCATATAGGTGGCGAGGCAGGTATAATGAAGATACTATTTTAAGTTTAGATATGTTAAAAGACGGATATTGTACAATTCAGTTTAATGCTTTTTTACAATTAAAAACAACAACACAAGTTTTAAGGGGTGGCAACAGCAAAGAGTTTTACGACAAAGAAGGAACACTGCCAAAGTCACAAATGCAAGTAGATGTACACCCTGACGTTTCTAAGATAGTATGGAGATTCAACAGAATACACCACCACGTTGATTATTCTAGTTTTAAAGCAAATAGATTAATTAAGAAGAAAAATATAAAAATAAAAAAAGGAATTGATAATTATGGTATGAAGGTTGAACAGATAAAATAATACAAATGGCACACAATAAAAAAGAAGATCTAATTTGCCATATATGTACTTGTAAAGTAGAAAGTAATTATATTGTATACTTGCCTCAACAGGCAGTTTTATGTTCTTCTCATTGTTTAATTAAATTTAGGAAAAATGACTAAAAAAGAGAAACTATTAAAAGCGTTAAAAGAAACGCAGGGCTTAATATACCACGCGTGTAAAAAGGCAGGTAACATAAGCAGAAGTACGTATTATCGGTATATGAAAGAAGACAAAGAATTTGCTCAAGCAGTAGAAGACATTAAAGAGGCACAAATAGATTATGTTGAAGGGCAATTAATAAAGAACATATCTTCAGGCAAAGAAACAAGCATAATCTTTTACCTAAAATCAAAAGCAAGAGACAGAGGTTATGCTGAAAAGTTAGATATTACAAGTGGTGGCAAACCGCTAACCGAACTTAAAATTGAAGTGATTGACACAAAAAACGATTAAGACAACGAATGTATTCCACAAAGCATATAATTCTACAACAAGAATTACGTGTTTGCAGGGCGGTACAAGAAGCTCTAAAACGTATTCGCTTTGTCAGTTGTTTATTGTTAAATGCTTAGAAGAAACAGGCAAAGTGTTTACCATATGTAGAAAGACACTTCCTGCATTAAAGGGTACTGCATATCGTGACGTGCTTAATATCTTAAAAGAACTTGATTTATATTCAGAAGAAAATCACAACAAGTCAGAATTATCTTACACTTTAAATGGCAATTTGTTAGAGTTTATTTCAGTCGATCAACCTGTTAAAATACGTGGACGTAAAAGGAATTATTTATGGCTTAATGAAGCCAACGAATTTACATACGAAGATTGGCAACAATTGATATTAAGAACAACCGAAAGAATATATTTAGACTACAACCCTTCTGATCCGTATTCGTGGATATATGACAAAGTAATAATAAGAGACGATTGTACATTCTTAAAATCTACATACAAAGCAAACCCCTTTTTAGATGAAGACACTATTGCAGAGATTGAAAGATTAAAAGAACTTGATCCTGATTATTGGCAGGTGTATGGACTTGGTGAAATAGGTTCTATTCAAACAATGATATTCAGACAGTTTGAATTGGTTGACGAAGTGCAGGGACGTTTAATTGGTTATGGTTTAGATTTCGGATTTACTAATAGTCCAAGTGCTTTAGTTGCAGTATATCAATCTGACGACAATTTATATATTAAAGAAATGTTATACGAAAAGCGTTTGACTAACACGGATTTAGCAAATAGGTTGAGAGAATTTAGAATTGACAGGCAGTCAGAAATAGTTGCCGATTCCGCAGAGCCAAAGAGTATTGAAGAAGTGTATCGTTCTGGCTTCAATATAAAACCTGCCAAAAAGGGTGCAGGAATACATTTAGGAATAGACATAATGCGTAGATACAAACTGCATATAACTAAAGATAGCTTAAACGCAATAAAAGAATTTAGATCTTATAAATGGGCGACAGATAAAAATGGTGACGTATTAAACACGCCTGTAAAAGTCAACGACCACCTAATTGACGCAACACGTTATTTGTGTTTAAACAAGCTATCGGTTAACCATAGTGGTAAATACTATATATTATGAAATTATATAACGGAGATTGCTTAATTGAAAGCGACAAAATAGAAAATGGTAGTGTTGATTTGATATTAACGGATTTGCCTTATGGTGTGGTTAAAATGAAAGAAAAAAGCGGAAACTATACTAAATTAAATACTACTGAAAAATGGGATAAAGCTATTGAGCCAATTAAAATTTTTGAAATAGCAAATAGAGTTTTACGTAAAAATGGTAAAATGATACTATTTAGTCAAGAACCTTATACTAGCAAAATGACTCTTGAAGCAATACCAAACGTGCCGTTTAGTTATAGAATGATTTGGGAAAAAGATAATTTTGCTAATGGCTTAGGTGTAAATAAAGCTCCTGTTTCTTACTATGAAGATATTTTAGTGTTTAGTAAAAATAATGAGTTTGAGGGGTTGCACCCATTAAGACCATATTTTAAACAAGTATTTGAATTTATTGGAGGAACTAAAAAAAGAATAATTGAAACGATAGGACAAAGAGTTGACCACGTTTTCAGATTTAAAAGTTCTCAATTTGATTTATGCACTTTAGAAACTTATAACGACATTGTAAAATGTTTTAATATTAATAAAATGCAAGGTTTTAAAGAATTTGATTATTTACAAGAAATAGACAACGAATTTAAAAATAAGTTCTCAAGCACCTTTAATTTATGGCAGGGCAAAAAATACAAAAGCAATATATTAAAATACAAAAAGGATTATGACGGACACCACCCCACACAAAAACCTGTATTATTATTAGAAGATTTAATTAAAACATTTAGCAATGAAAGAGATTTAGTTTTGGATTTAACAATGGGTAGTGGTTCTACAGGCGTTGCTTGTTGCAATACTAATAGAGATTTTATAGGAATTGAATTAGACAAAGAGTATTTCAAAATAGCAGAACAAAGAATAAAAAACGAATTATAAACTTTTATATTTATTAGTAATGAAAGACGTTAAATTAGTAATACCTAATAATTGGCAAGACGTAACAATAGAAACGTATCAAAAATATGCAGAGATACAAGAAAGTAAAGGAAGCGAAAAAAACAAAGTTATAAAGAGTTTAGCTTTATTGTGCGGTGTTAGTGTCTTTATTGTGAAGAAAATGGCTTATAAGGACTTATTGCAAATAATGGCAATAGTTAAAGAGATGTTAGACAGCGAACCTGACAAGCAGGACTTCAAAAAGGTATTTACATTTAACAAAGAAGAATACGGCTTTGTGCCTAATTTAAGCAAATTAAGTACAGGCGAATATATAGATTTAGAAACATACTGTAAAGAACCTATTAAAAATTTACATATTATTATGTCGATATTATATAGGAAGGTTACAAGAAAAGTGAATACACGATATGCTATTGAAAGTTATGATCCTGACGAATTTAAAGAAGAACTATTTAAAAAATGTCCAATGGATATAGCGTTATCAAGCTTAGGTTTTTTTTTGACTTTAGGCGACAGATTGCTGACAGTTTCGCAACGCTATTTACGTCAACAGGAAAAGAAACAACTAAAGGCGTGAGTATGTCTTCTAAGTGGGGGTGGTACAATACGTTATATAGTTTGTCCAATAGTATTTTAGACATAGACAAAATAACGAAATTGCCAATAATGGAAGTGTTAACATATTTAGCATATACGCAGGATCACAATATAACAAAGAATAACAATTATGATAACTTTTAGAAACGTAGTCGGATATTTAGAAACAATCGCAGAAAAGCATTTTGAAATAAACAGCTTTCATTCAGGACAACTTGATGAAGTCGACATTAATAAATTAGGTGCTACTGATTATGTTATACTATATGCAGAACCAGGCACAGCAACAATAAATACAGGCGTTCTAACGTACACGTTTAGCATATACGTTATGGATATGGTTAATGACCAAGTATTAGGTGATTCACCCAACAATCAAAGAACAGGAAGGGTTGACACTTATTCCGAAACACTACAGATACTTCAGGACGTAATAAACGAATTTAAACAATCTCTTTATTCTACGTCTTGGGTTGACGGTGAAGTGCTGTTAGAAGTGCCAATAACCGCTGAACCATTTACGGCACGTTTTGATAATGAATTGACAGGGTGGACTGCTACTATTAGTTTACAAGTTAATAACACTAACAATCTTTGTATTGTGCCAATAACACCAAATAGCTAATGGATTTTACAAAAACAGTACAGGAATTACAAAACTTAGGATCTCAAGTTGTTAGACGTGGTAAGCGTATTTTAAAGCAGAAGAAAAAAACAACCAAGTCAAACACGCTGTATAAAGGTTTTGATTATTTAGTTACTACAAGCAAAGACAATATACAATTAGAGTTTGTGTTTGGCGGAGCAGATGACTATTGGGCGTTTGTGGATCAGGGCGTTAAAGGTGCAGGTGGTTATAAAGGTAGTGGCAAAATGCGTGGTGGCAAAACAGGTTTTAGATTTGGTAGTGGCAATTATTCAGGTAAATGGCAGTCGTTTAAAAGTAAGATTAAAAAATGGATAGCAAACAAACCAATAAAATTAAGGGGTGCTGACGGCAAGTTTATGGAAAAGACAGAATCAAATATAAATAGTGTTGCGTATTTAATACAAAGGGCAATATACCAAAGGGGCTTGACGCGGACAATGTTCTTTAGTAAACCGTATGAAGACATATTAGACAGAAATTGGGACAAAGTATTACAGGCGTATTCTGAAGACGTTGACGCAGAATTAAGTAAAAATATAAAAGATTAAATTATGGCATTAGGGAACATATCGTTTGTACAAG